ATCTGCTGGTCGCCAACGACAACCAACTGAAATCATTTGTTCCGCCAAGGAAGGACCCGTATCGCCCCTTTTATGCCAACACGAACTGTCGAGCACACCATACGATATTTGTCCATCACTTCTTTCTGCATCCAAGATAGCAAACGCCAAATCTTTTGCAGTATATTTTGACACGTACATTTCACGATAGACCACCAGTTGCTCAGTAGCTGGGTCAACTGCAAACCATAAGACTGCAGAGTACGAAGAATATCCATAGTCACACGCCCTAAATTTTCTCCAGTTGTCTGGAATTGTAAATACATCCGTAACGTGATATTTTCTATCGAACTCAGCAAACGCCGCACCTTCTGCAACATCCCAACTTCCCTCCAATAATTGTCTACGCTGTGTTTCTGGTAGAGATAACAGCATCGCTTCATAGTCCCCTTGATTATATAAGAACGGATTGTCTGCTAGTTTAGCAGGTATGAAGCGTCGTTTAAACAAAGGCTGGTCTGCCTTTGAATGATGTTTAGGGTACTTTAGTGTTTCCCCCGTCGTAATGTCTGTCGCCCAAAACGCTTTATTCGCTGGAGCAGGGTCAATGAACATTTTTTTGACCCAGTTGTGTCCTGGTCCTCCAGGGTTGGTCGTACCACGCATGTATACGGGGAGCGACGGGTCAGCAGTTCTGAGACGCGAACGTAAATAATCCCAAGCATAAGGTGTCGGATACTGTGTTAATTCATCAAAGCCAATATAAGTGAATGCTTGTCCTTGGTATCTTAAAACATCTTTCTCTTGTTCAAGATATGTCATCCATATTCTAGCACCAGACGGGAAAGTCCATTGACTTTTCTTCTCCATCCATTTAGCCCCTGGATAAGCTTGGGGATAAATTTCCTGAGATTTGTGTATAATCTCCCTAAGTTCGTCGTTTGTACGTCTTAATATAAGAGCGTTCATGTTAGAGTTGTTGCAATAACGTAATGGGTCTACTATTAAACTATACGTCTTGCCTCCTCCAGCAGCTCCTCCATATAATACTTCTCGTTCTGGAGCAGCTAAAAAATTTGTTTGTGGTCCTGGGTTTGGCTCAAACAATACTGTTTGACTTGGTTCCTCCTGGACAGAATAAGTTTCAGGTAAACTCTCTGTAGCTTTCTCTGCAATGTCATTATCTTCTGTGCTCCTAGCTATGTTAGCTATTTTACGTTGTGCTATATTTAAACGCACCCGTGCAGACCTTTGTTGTTTTTTAGCTTTAACTAATTCTTTTTCTTCTTTAGTTAAAGGCTTGTGCTTTGATGTTGCCTTCAGCTTCGGTCTTGGCGGTGCGGCTTTTTTGTTCAGCATGCCTTCGTCTATCTGTCTTGTCTGTCTTTATACGTTTCCATAAACCCATAGGTGTTATGCTACGTCCTGTATATTCTGTGAGCCATCTTGCTACCTCTGGGTAAGAGGACTCTTTTAAATAATCTTCTGCCATTGATAACGCTTCTAGTTGTTCATCTACTGGCTCTAATAAATGTGGGTCGATGCTATTTGCTTCGTATCCCCAAGGAATTGTTGGACCCTTAAGTGTTTTGTATCTGTTAGTTGGGTTCAGTTTCTGTGCTATTGTCATCTGTCTTTGCTGGTAAAATAAATACGCCCATTGGTTTATCTGATGTGACGTTTAACTTCTCTACCTTTGATAAACCAACTCTATCAAGTATCTGCTGAGAAGCTGCTAATCTTTCTCTATTACCGATGGCAGAGGGGTCATCAATAACTCCTACCATTGATAATACAGCTTTAGGAGCATTGACTGCCATCTCTAATTCTGCTCTTTCAATTATGTGTTTACGCACTGAGTTAATTATATGGTGTGGATTAGTTGACTCTGAATACCCTGCAATCTTCATAGCCTTAGCATGATTACCTTTAGCAGGACCAAACAGAGCATCTAAGAATTTATTTTGTAATTCTGTTAATTCTTTATGCACGAGGATTCTTCTTTCTAGCTGTTTTGGTTCTAGCAAAAGAACGATTTTTGCTTTTTGATTTTACAGATAATTTAGTTTTCTTATTATTCATAGGATTACCTGTGGTATGATGTACGTCTTTGCCATCACCTTTAGTGACTAAACCACGCTTTGCCATGATTGCCCGAGCCGCATTTCTTGATGCCCTTCTCTTTTTTTGTTTTGGCTTAGCGTGGTATCTGTCGTACTCTTTTCTATAGTTTCGTTTCATTTCTTTTTACGTGTAGTCTTTCTTTTTCTACCAGAAGCTGTGACCGACCATTTAACAGCTTTAGGTCCTGTCTTTTTTCTAGCTTCTGACTTACTAATTCTGCCTGCTACTGCTTTTGGTCTACAGGCAGGATATGGTCGAGACTTTTTTTCTTTGCCTGACCTACCACATTTCTTACCTGTTTTAACATCACGCCAGTCTTCTTTGAACCATTTAGTTAAGCCACCTGTAGGTTTAGCCATTAGTATGTACCACCACGTTTCTTATATGTTCTAACCAACCAAGCATTTGCATATGCTGATGGATAGACCTTAAATTTACGTTTAGCTTCTGCTTTTACTCTTGCGTATAATGCAGGGTTCTTTGGTTTAGAACCTCCAGTTTTTTTCTTCTTTGCTGCCATGTGATACTCCTTCTACATGCATAAGTCTTCATACTTAGTTGTATGAAGTCTGTGTTTAGACAACTCTTGTGTAGTTGCTACGCCTATATTAGTGTTAGACATTATAAGTTTTATTAACCAATTTATCATATGCTTCCTTTATCTCTTCCATTGTTCTTTTGCATCCTATGCAAATATCGTCTTTGAGTTTGCAGATTCCTATACAAGGTGTTATAATTTTCCCATCCATTTTGCCAATAGCCATGCTAAAATTCCTGCAAAGAATAATATAAATATAAACGCTATTCCATATCCTACATACTCTATGAGTTCTTGTTTACGTTTTTCTGCCATCTTTTCTTGATAGCGTCTTGATTTTCTAGCTTCTGCTTGAAAGGCTTGCCAATCTTGCCATAATCCTGGTCTGCCTAGATAAATCATAATCTTTTTAAGTTCTTCTTCTTTCTCTCTTATCTGCTCAAGAGCCATGAACTCATCTAAGTCTGCACCACCTGCACCTCTAGCTTTTTTCTTTTTCAAATTTTTTTCTATTGCTTCTTTTGAAAATACAAAATCGCTTATATGTTTAGCACACCCACTCAGTTCTTTTCCGTTGGACACAAATTGTTTTATGACACTGAAAGCAGCATTAGCTGCAGCTAGTTCTGCTAACATTTTACCTTTTCCTTTTTGGTTTACAATATGCAGTTATTCGTAAAGTAGGTCCTTCCTCTTGTGGTATAGGTGGCTGTCTATGTAGTCTTTCTGCAAAATACAGACATCTATCTAAGTCTTGAAAAGTTTGTGTTTGGTCTATTACTCTTACTCCCATCATAAACACTAACACAAACTCAATCATTAATTAACAAAATCTAACTCCAACTGTTCTTCTGTAGACTCTTTGTCATGACAGTCACAGTTACATTCCTCCACATCACATTCGTAACACTCGCAAGTCTTACATCTATTTTTTCTTTTTTCGTTCATTCGCCCTCTTTAGACTCTCTTTTGCTTTCTTAGCTATACTTACAACTTCGCTTTTTCCCATGACTTTTGCTCGTTGCTCCATGACTGTAAGTATCTGTATCTTTCTCGCATATGGCTTATTGACTCTTTTAACTTTCGCAACTGTTGCTCTTGCGTCTGCAGGCGTGGCGAACTTGATGCTAACTGTGTCTTTAGGGTTTTCATCCGTATATAAGCGTCTGCCTGAACCTTTTGGTTTTTTACCTGTTCCAACTTTAGGGTCACTTTTTTTTCTTTTTGTTGCCATCTGAATATAAGTTATTAAAAGTTATTGTAGGGTCTAAGTAAGATTCATGTGACTCTGCAGAATGTGTCCACTGTGAAGGACTAAAATCAGGTGCTCCTTCTCCTGTTCTCCATAGTGCAGGACTTGTTGCTCTTACTCTATTATTAGGTAATGCTACAATGTTACCTGTCCATTTACCTGCATCAGTTAAATATAAAACATGAGACTGCTTATGTTGTGCTGGGTCATCTGCAATGTCATTCTCTGTATAGTCAACTGTAAACAAATACTTACCTTGATAAAACTGATTATCAATCTTGCATAACCATGGTGAGGAACTAACTCTATCCATAACTACAACGCTATGAGTCCTAGATTCGCAATCCCATGGTTGGCACAAATGGTCTTCCATAGGTTCTGCCCATTCTTCTACAGGTATATCTGCAACTAAGGCTTGTATAGGCATCCTTGCCCACATTGCTCCTCCATGAACATTCTCATCGGGACCATCTTCTCGGTCTACTTCGCAACCAGTGAAAACAACTTGGAAGCTTAGCGACCTATCGGGAATAGTGTTTACTGCTATAACCATTGCATGAAGAAACTCTCCATGGTACCTTTGATGATTACACGTAAACTCCCTACGTACCCAACACTTAAAATGAGGTACGTTACTTATGAGGTAGGGCATTATCTACGTCTAATTGCTCCGCCCCTCGCATATCCCTTAGTCATCTTAGTGCCGCCCGCTCTCATTTTAGTCTTGGCTCCACCTCTAGCCATGCCCTTGGTCATTTTCATTCCACCACTTTGCATTTTTTTAATTTTTTTCTTCTTCTTGCCACCAGTGGCAGCACCTTTAGTTTTCATAGCGTGTCTTGGCATTAGTTTCTCCTTATATTGCTACTTCCTGATACACAGGTATTCTTAGTATTATCTTTTACTAGAATTAGTTGGTAACTCCATTATGCTTGGTTTAGCTTTCTTTGTAAAGACCCCACCAGCTTTTTTACTTCTATCTGGAGTATCTTTGACTCTTTTTTGTTGCCTTTTTAGCATTTTGTCATCCATTATTTTTCTATTCATTTCTGCCATGTCAGCTTTTGTCTGACCTTCATATGGATTGACTTTCTTTTTTGTTCTAACTGGTTTTAATCTGCCACCTTGAAAAGATTGTGGGTCTGGAACTATTAGTGTTTCTTTATTAAATCCCATCATCTTTTGACCCTCAGCTTTTTTAGTGTCTTGAAAACCATATTCTGTGTCTATTGTAGGATTTAATTTTTGTAACATCTTAATTGTAGTGTTGTTCGCTTTGGCTATACCACTTAACGTATCACCTTTTTTCACTCTAACTTTTTTAGTTAATTTACTAGCACCACCAGCTTCAATCGCTTTTTTTAAATCTCCTAAAAAACTTCCTGTGCTTTGGTTGTTTTTCATAGATACTTTACCTTCTCGTCTTTTTGACATGTCTATTTTTTTAACAGGGGGATTAGACTTTAAGTCTTTATCAGATATAGGACTTTGTAAGTACTCATTGAGAGCCATAGTCTCATCTCTTTTTAAATCAAAATAATTAACTCTTTTTTGTTTATTGCTCATTATTTTTTCCCTGCTGCTCCAATGAATCCTTGTTTTCTTTGTAACTCAGGATTACCTGCTTTTTTAGCAATCTTTTGAACTTTTGCACCACCTGTTCCTTTTATAAACTTTCTAATAGTTTTGTTAACCTGGGCATCTCCTCCTAGTGACTGAATTTTTCTAAGATTTTTACCAAGGTTCTTTTTCTGTTGTGGAGATACTAGATTAGCTATATCTTCAAACTCTCTTCTCTCAGCACTAGATAATCTTTTTCTAGCTTGTGTATCTTTTTGCAGATTATCTAAAAACGAAATACCTGTTTTAGCTTTCTTAATATTCTTTTCAATAGCTTTACCTCTAGCTTTTTCATAACCAGATAATTTACCATCTTTATTTAAATCTGCCTTGTCAGGATTCATTAAGTTCGCACCTTTCATTAGTCTTGGCACGTTAGTTGGTAGTTCCATAATAGATTTTTTAGGAATCTTAGCACCCCCAGCTTTTTGTCCAGATAACATTTTAACGTCCTGGTCCGACAAATTTGGATTGCCCAAAGCTTTATCTTTTTGTTTTGCTTTATCAGATATGTTTTTTTGTTGTATTTTTAAGCCTTCTTTTCTATACATTTGAAGAACTGCATCATCAGACATTGTTTTGGGTAATCCCATTCTAAATCTAACTGCAGCAGCTAAATTTTTATCCCTATCACTCTGACGAATCTTCATTTTACTCGTATCAATTTTATCATCGCCTTTGCCAATTTTGCTTAGAGTGTCTCTTGCCTGTGCCACGGACTTTCTGTCTGCTGCTTTTATCAAATCTTTGTTTTCCATTCTTTCCATTATGCTGGTACTCCTAATGTAATAATACGAGCTATTAATCTCTCAGCTCTTGCCGTGGTCTGTTTGTACCACCTGGAATTTTCCATCTCGTCGGCTGCTCGAATCCAGTCTCTTTCATTTATAGCAGCAATAAACTTTACAAATTTACTTAATCTTGGTCGCCCCAACTGAAAACACATGTTAGCGATTACTAATTGTGCCTCTTCAGGTAAGTCATTAAAGTCTGGGAATATCTCTTTACAATCCTGTAATGTTCTATTTATATCTACAGCAAACCAAGCATCAACTTGTTCATGTGGCACTTTTGTCCCTACGGGCATACCATAGTATTCTTCATCCCATTCTGTAATAAGGTGTCCAATACCTCCAGTCAAATGTCCTAACGAGCATCGGTACAATTCATAAACGACTCCCTCATCATTCGCTATCTCATCTTGTAATTTAACTAAATTCATTTACTTCTTCTTGAACATCTTTGCAGCTTGTCCAACTCCCTTGATTCCAAAGCTTGCACTAATTGCAATATATAAGAGGTACTGATACCACTCAGGCAAAGTTGATAATATAGCAAATCCTTCTTTGACATATTCTTTCATTCCAGGTATGAAGACTAGAATCGCTGGTAAAAGTAAAACCACTAACGCAAATTCGTCTTTCCAAGAATCCACTGTAGCATCTGCCATCTTACCTTCCCATGCAACCTCACCTGTTGCAACTTTCTCTGCAACAGTTGCACGAGCACGAGCCTCTGCGACTTTAGCTTGTCCTTCTGCTTTTGTCTTCTCGACTTTGTTCTCAAACCAAGTTCCAGCTAAGTTAGCTATTGGACCTATTAACGCTTGAAGCACTCCGTCCTCCTACATACACAAGTCTTCATACTTTGTCGTATGAAGTCTATGTTTAGATAGTTCTCTAGCAGAGCTAATACCAACTCTACCGCTTCTTATTAATTTATTTAAAATCCACTGTATCATTTTTTAAACCTTTCATCTATCCAACACTTACCATAATATAGGATAAAAAGCCAAATTGTAAATAATATTCCCTCAAAATAGGATAAATCATTCCATGCGTCTAAAATTACACCACCGTCCATTATTTTCTCCCTATGCTTCTTAAACTCTCCATCACCTGATCGATGTCGGGCATTGTGCCGTTTGGATCATACAAACAGCGATATTTAACGGGACACCAGGTTTCGATCATCATGGTATAAGTTTTGTTGCCTCCTTGATAAATACAAGCTCTTTTATCTGTGAATTTTGACGTAACTCTTTTCTTTAATCTACAAGTTGTGTATTTTTTTGTATCTGGATTACGCCATTCTTTTTGTTGTCTAGAATAATCTCTTGGTTTGTATTCATATGCTCTTGCTTCTTTAATCCATATACTAGCAACTAATACTGCAAATCCACCAATAATACATGCTACTATAAGCCATGTTATAGCTTCACCTATTTGTCTTCTTAATTGTTGTTG